CGAGTGAGCCATATGATCACAGAAATGTGGATGGATGGCCCAAATGGTTACGGAAAATTAAAAATCTTACCAACCCCAATGGGTTCACTAGTAAAAACTATGCTCGAGAGCGGCGTCAAACTTGGCGTTAGCTCAAGAGGTAGCGGTGAAGTTATGGAAGGCGGTGACGTAAGTGGATTTGAAATAATCACTGTTGATGTAGTTGCTCAACCATCGGCTCCAGGAGCATATCCTACGCCAATTTACGAGCATCTAATGAATACAACGGGAGGTTACAAGGCATTAATGACCGCAAGGGAATTACAAGGCGACACTAAGGCACAGAAGTATTTAAAAGAAAGCCTATTAAAAATAATAGGGGGACTCCAATAACAAAGGAGAATCACATATGTTGGATGCACTAAAAACTTTATTTGAGAACAACGTGATTTCCGAGGAGATCAAAGCCGATATCGAGTCTGCTTGGGAAAGAAAAGTCCAAGAGAATCGTGAAGAAACTACACAACAATTACGCGAAGAATTTGCTAAAAAATACGAGCATGATAAAAGTATTATGGTCGAAGCAGTAGAAGCAATGATCACTGATCGTTTAACTGCTGAAATTAACGAATTCACAGAAGATCGCGCCCAACTTGCTGAAGCAAAAGCAAAATATGCTGTTGCTATCCGTGAACATTCAAGCAAACTAAATCATTTTGTTATGCAATCGCTAGGCAAAGAGATTAGTGAATTACACGAAGATCAGAAAGTTATGGCAGAAAACTTTGCAAAATTGGAAGAATTTGTAGTAGAGGCTCTCGCTAAAGAAATCGCAGACTTTTATGAAGATAAGAAAGACCTTGCTGAAACTAAGGTACGTCTTATCAAAGAAGCAAAATCACAATTTGCAGAACTTAAGGGCAAGTTCGTTAAGAACTCAGCAAAACTTGTTGAAGGTCTTGTTACTAAAGGACTTAACAAAGAAATTGCTCAACTTAAAGAAGATATTGATCAAGCACGTGAAAACGACTTTGGTCGTAGAATCTTTGAAGCATTTAATGCAGAATACCAAAACAGTTTACTTAATGAGAAATCAGAAACTAGTAAACTATTAAAGGTAGTTGCAGAAAAAGAAACACAACTTGCAGAAGCTCGCAAGTCACTTACAGAAAAAACTCAGTTAGTTGAAAGCAAAGAAGCAGAAATTGCTCGTGCGCACGATATGGCTGTACGTAAGGAGCACATGAGCGAATTGCTAAATCCACTTTCAACTGAACAGAAAGAGATTATGTCAGAGTTGTTGGAAAGTGTGCAAACTTCTAAACTACGTAGTAGTTTTGAAAAATATTTACCAGCCGTTTTAAACGGTAGCACACCGGAGAAGAAGAAGGCAGTATTATCAGAGGCAAAAGAAATTACAGGCAATAGACAAGACAATAGCATTAGTAGTGCTAAAAACCAAGCAGACGTAGTAGATATAAGACGTCTTGCTGGAATTAATATTTAAGGAGATAAAAATGTCAGAACTACTAGAAAGCCGCTGGCAAGAAACTAAAGAGGCACTATTAGAAGGCCTTCAAGGTACCAAAAAGTCTGTAATGGCTAGCACTTTAGACAATACTCGCAAGTATTTGTCAGAGAGTGCAACAGCAGGTGCCACTTCTGCCGGTAACGTAGCAACTTTAAATCGTGTGATCCTTCCAGTGATCAGACGTGTAATGCCAACAGTGATTGCAAATGAGCTAGTTGGTGTACAACCAATGACTGGTCCAGTGGGTCAAATCCACACTTTACGTGTTCGCTATGCGGACGCATTTAACAGTACTTCAGGTACTGATACTACAGCAGGTGAAGAAGCACTTTCACCATTCAAGATTGCTGAAGGCTATTCAGGCGCAGCATCAAATGATAAAGCCGCTGCTACTGCTGCTTTAGAAGGCGAGGCTGGTAACAGACTAAGCATTCAAATCTTGAAGCAAACTGTTGAAGCTAAGACTCGTAAGTTAAGCGCACGCTGGACTTTCGAATCTGCACAAGATGCGCAAGCTCAACAGGGTATTGACG